TCGCTAATAATAATTATATAAAGAAGAATTATAAATGACAGCGACACCTAAAGACCAGAAGTTATATGATATGATTAAAAATGATATAACGAGTAAATATAAACCGTCAGCTTACCGTTCAGGAATGATTGTTCGGAAATATAATGAGGCTTATGAAAGGAAATATGGAAATAATAACGCTTATTATGGAAGGAAAGAAAACTCATCAAACCTTCAACGATGGTTCAGGGAAAAATGGCTTAATCAACGTGGTCAAGTTGGTTATTCAACTTCTTATGATATATACCGACCTTCGGTTCGAGTAAGTTCAAAAACTCCAAAGACTTATGGAGAATTAACGAGAGCTGACTTATCAAGAGCTATGAGAGAAAAACAAGCAACAGGAAGAGTTAAGCGATTTTAACAATTTTATCATTTAACTTATACATTCGATAAGTGTTAAAATAAATGGGATATACTAGGACAAATAAACAGCAACAATTATAAATAAAAGTTTTCATTTAATAATCTCTTTTAATAGTAATGGATATATTAAAAGATTATACCGATAAATGTTTTATTGCTTCGGTTCTTTGCGAGTTATCTTATAACTGGTATTCGAACATTTATAACTTAAGCTTACTCCCCACAATCCTAGGTAGTTCAATTTTAACTATTCTTAATTCTGCGGAATTACCGCACGATACAATGAAAAAAACTAATATAATTATAAATGGTTTAAACGCGGTCGTTTTATCTCTCGTTAATTCATATAAAATAAGTGATAGGGTTAATAACTTCAAGAACTGTAAAATTAAGTTTGTTAAGTTAAATCATATCATCGAAAGTTTAATTATTAAAAATAGTGATATCGATAAATCATTATTGGAAAGTTTAATTAATGATTATGATAAGTTATGGGATGAAATCAATTATCAATTCCCAGTTCATATTAGAACCAAGGTAATTAATAAATACGGACAAACTCATAAACTTCCGAACTCATTAGAAATAGATAATCAATTAAATAAAAAAAATACTATTAATAATAATACAGAACTTGTTATTATTAATGACAAACCGTAGATTTCTATTAGATTTATAAGATTATAGGTTTAAATTATAGATTTATTATAGATTTATGGGTATTTTAACCTATAATCTTTAAAAATTTGCAAATTTTTAAAGGATTTATAAGGGTTTAAGGTCTATTATAGATATAAAATGATAAATCTAATATAAATCTAATATAAATACTATAGAAATCTATGGTTTTATCTTAAATAGCTATTATATTTATATTAATTATTATTAGAATATGATTAGTAGAACGGGGCTTCAAAATTTACGCGACAAGGTTATTAATAAACCAGCGGTTGCTACTATTTCTGCATCTGTAAAGAGAGCAACACAACCAGCCTTTCAAGATTATAAAACAGCAAGTGAGATTTTACAGGGGGCTATTAAAAGGAAACAATTAGAACCCGTTTATTCAAAATTAAAACAAGCATCAAGAAAGAATATATCTTTAGAACAGTTAAAAGAACTTTCAAAACCTTTTTATTTAAAGGACTTAAGGAACGCTTGGCGTAAAGCTTTATACGAACTAACTTTATATGCGAAACCTTTGAGTAAGTTAAATAAGGCGGAGTTATACCACGAACTTCTTAATGTCAATCATAACTTTTCATCTTTACCAATAAAGTCCCGTAAAAAGGCTTAAGGGAATACCACGTATAACTACCAATGACTACTGCCAAAGAATACCAGAGGATTAGGGCTAGTCCTGAAAAATACAACAAAGAAAAACAACGGATTAATTCATATATTACCAATCGTTATAATTCAGACCCAGAATATAAACAAATGGTTTTAGAGAGGAACCGCACGAATTACCATAAGAGGAAAGAGGCTTCTAAATCCCTAACATAAAAAAAGTATATAAAGAATTATTATGTTTATTAATAGTAATATGCCTTCAAGTAGTAGAGCAGAATATATGAGGAACTACCGAAATTCTCATCCTGAATATTACAACAAGGAAAATGAAAGAAATAAGGGTAAGTTGAAAGATAAGTATAATACAGATGAAGCTTACCGCGAAAAGAAGAAAAAAGATGCCCTCGAGTATTATTACAGAACCCGTAAGGCTACCGACGACTATTAATTTTTTTTTAACCTTTTTTATAACATAAAAAAGGATATAAGGAAAAGCCATCACTCTAAAACATAGAAAAATAATGTTGGGTAATAATAGGATGGCGATTAATATTTCAATCGATGAAACTTTCAAAAAATCTTTCGGTTATCCCAGTTTATATGAGATAGCAAATGATAAGGCTATACTTTATATCATTAATAATTGGAAAGAAATCGAAAGTCAAATTAATAAAGATTGGGATATTGATTATAAACCAAAAGCTGTTTTAACCAAATATTATAATAATTATAAGAAAGATAAATTGATTAATATCAAATATAAAAAAAGTGAAAATTACGAAAGTAAAATCGGTCGCTTTTTTTGTAATTCTGGCATTGGTATTCAATCGCTACCAAGAGAAATAAGACATACAATCTGCAAAGGTCTTTATATCGATTTGGATTTCGTTAATTGCCATCCTTCTATTCTTATTCAATTATGTGAATTTTATAATATTGAATGTCCTAATCTCAAATTTTATGTTAATAATAGGAATGAAGTTTTGATTTATATTTGTGATGGGGTTGGATGCGATAAAGCCAGAGCTAAAAAAATCTTTTTATGTGCTTTGAATGGTAATAAGACTAATTATAGTAATGTTAAAAACTGGAAATCAACATTACTTGAATTTAATAATATACACGAGCAACTAGCTAACAAACCAGAATTTAATTTCTTATTAGAAGAAGTTAAAAAAGTTCATATCGATGACAATATAAACGCTAGGGTTGTTAATCGTATTTTATGCTATATTGAAAATGAATGTTTGAAAGTTCTTTTTAAAATCCTTGATGAATATAAATGTTTCAATTATGAGTTGGAAGATAAAATTTATAAAGTTTGTGCTCTTTGTTTTGATGGTTTGCAATCATTAGACAATAAAAATAATAGGGCTCTTTTTACTCAAGAGTTTTTTAAAATGCTTTCCACTTCCATTAAAAATAAAGTTGGTTTTTATTTAGATATCGCTATTAAAGAGTTTGATGAAGTTTTATCACTTCCTGACAACTTTGAGAAAATGAATAATAATGAAAATATTATTAATGATGATTTTGAAGCAATGAAATATATAGTTAAAATTTATGGCGATAATTATATTATTTGTAATGGTATTCATTATATTAAGAACGGTTATTTTTGGACAAATGACAAATTTATTATTGAAAAAAATTTAAATAATAATATTTATGATTGTAATTTGAAGATTAGATGTGGGGATAATACAAGAGGTTATTCTGGGTTCGCTTCACACCTTAATAAATGTAGGAAACTTATTTTATCTAATGGTTTCAAAGTAGATGACAATTTCATATCTTCAAACCTTAAAAAAAGTCTTTATTATTTACCTTATCGAAATTGCGTTTATTGTTTCAAAGACGGTAAGACTTATAATTACGATGAACTACCAGATATTAATTTTACATCTTATATTAATAGGGATTTCCCTAAATTTAACGAAAACGATTATGAAGAATTGCTTGAAAAAGTTTTAAACCCAATTTATCCAAATGAAGAAGAAAGAAATTTTAATGCTCATTGTAAAGCTCGTGCTCTTGCTGGTTGTTATAAAGATAAATACTGGTATGCTTTCACTGGTGAAAGAAATTCAGGTAAAGGATGTGAAACTCAATTATTAAGAAGTGCTTTTAAATCATTTGTTCTTCCATTTGATGCCAAATGTTTAATTAATAATAAATTTGGTAATGCTACAAGCGAAACAGCTCTTGCGTGGGTTGTAGATAAAGCAAACGCTAGGATTATTATTTCAAATGAAATTGACGAAAATGCAGTCTTGAATGGTTCTTTTATTAAACTTTTAGCTTCGGGTGGTGATGAAATCGAGGCTCGAAAGTTATTTAGTAATTTGCAAATTCTGGAACCTCAATTCACAATGTTCCTTTGTTGTAATTCATTACCAAAACCAGCAGAGAAAGGCAAAGACTGTTTGCAAACATTAATTAACTTTGAATATAAATCAGTTTTTGTTAATAAAGAAGAATATGAGAAAAATAAAGATGTTTGCAGTTATTACAAATTAGCAGATAATAATATTAAAAGTGATTTATTAACACAAGATAGGATAATTGATGCTTATTCGTGGTATATCTTCAAAAATTTTAATATCGAACGACAACAGATACCCCAAATTATTCTTGAAGATATGAGTTTAACGAGAGATGAAGACGACGAGGAAACATTACAACAATATATTCAAAATAATTATTCTAATAGCGATAATAATAAAGACTGCTTAAGCGTCCAATTTATTTTCGATGATATAACAGCAATTGATAAATTTTCTAATTTAACAAAGGATTATGTTTCAAAAGTTTTTAAAAAGATGAATATAGGGGTTTATAACGAAAAAATACCGGTTGATGGAAAGAGAGTTAGGGGTTATAGAGGTATTTTAAAAAAAAACTAACAGAGAAAGTTGTCTCCTCTTTTTTCCAGTCTGGCGTTTTTTTCTTTTTTTCCTTTTTTCCTTACGGTTCCAATCGTTCTTTTCGCTGTCCCGGCGGTCCCGCCTTTTCGAGAGGGTCCGACCTTTCTTAAAATATATATATATATATATATATAAAATATATATAAAA